CTCACAGTTTCTATCCATCGAAAAGATATAAACCCTGTTCATGGCCGCGGAATTTTACAAATTTCTATTGACGACGAAGGTGCAGGAGGTTTTGTAAAAATTTGTGAATTAGGCGATGATCTAGACCATTACGTACGCATTGACGCTGATGAGCTAGAGTTGGTATTCAAGGAAGCCAAAAAGCTTCTTGCTCAAAATACACTACTTCCTTGTAACGAGGGTAACCATAGTATTACCGAACGGTAAATTTTACACTTATAAACGGATAAATTCCGATTTTATTCCTGAAAAGGAACATTAAATGACACCACAACAAAACGACGTCCTGCAAGCTGCTGTTGATCTGATAAATGGTGGAATGGATACAGAAGAAGCATTGGGTTGTTACCGAGTTATTGCTCAGTACGTTGTGAAAACAATCCCACCTGATTCTGTAGAGAACAAGGACAATCTATTAAAACCGTTGCCTACTCCTGAAAGGCAGGAGATAATGTGGCGCGTTGCTGTTACGTCTGCACTAGAAACAGGGGAGGCTCCATATGCACTTTTTGCTAATCGTCTCCATAGCTATCTTGCTGGTAAAAACCTTATGAAGATAGAGCAGCTATCTTGAGAATTCTAGTTATAATAAGGAATCTTTTTTAGTATCTCAGCCGTTAGATGTCTTACTTAAATCACAACCTACCTGATTGGTCTTGCTATATCCGTAATGAATTCTTGTACAACCACCAGAAAGGACAAGGGGAAGTGTCGCGCTGTGACGTTCATTCTGTTGCGTCAATGGAGAAAAGAGTTCCTCTGTTTGAATGCTTCTTAGAAAACGGAGTAAATTGGACTCGTAGGCCATTACATTCACTTTGTTGGAAACCAGACGCTGTAATAGAGCCTCTTAATCAGATTATGTACTGGGATTGCTTTTCTTCTTACGTAGATGTTCAACGAAGAAATCGCCTTGCTGGATTGAAAGCAGATCTTATCCGTCCAGATGGTATAAAAGTGAAAGGTGACTATATGTTCACGCTTGATTGGGCGTTTGAAAATAAAGGCATGACGGATTTTAACTACTCAGAAACGCCAGAGCATAAGTGCGCTCATTTATTTAAAGTCGAGACTGGAAATTATTATGCCTACCCAAACAATAGAATTTTATGGTACGACAGTGCATGGACTTTTAATCGTATTTCTGCAAATCCTGGATATGAAATAGACACTACTGTGTACTCAGTTGAAAACACTAGATTGTTTGAAACATCTAATCACTATATATACGACATAAAAGAGATTGTTTAACAATCTTTATGGGCATCTTACCAATAAAAAAGACCCTCCGAAGAAGGTCTTAAGAACTGTTAATTTATTTATCAACCAATAGAAGGTGCGGTGAGAGCGACAGAAGTTAACTCAGAAGCAGCAAGATCTAAAGGAAAGTTGTGAGCATTTCTTTCATGCATGACTTCTAAACCAAGTCCAGCACGGTTCAGAATATCCGCCCAAGTTGATACAACACGGTTCTGACTGTCAACAATTGACTGGTTAAAATTAAATCCGTTAAGATTAAACGCCATTGTAGAAACACCTAGAGCAGTGAACCAGATGCCAACAACCGGCCAAGCAGCTAAGAAAAAGTGAAGTGAACGACTGTTGTTGAACGAAGCATACTGGAAAATAAGTCTTCCAAAGTACCCGTGAGCAGCGACAATGTTGTAGGTCTCTTCTTCTTGGCCAAACTTATAGCCGTAGTTCTGGCTCTCAGATTCGGTGGTTTCACGCACCAAGCTGGAGGTAACCAGTGAACCGTGCATTGCAGAAAACAAGCTGCCACCAAACACACCGGCTACGCCGAGCATGTGGAAGGGGTGCATAAGAATGTTGTGCTCAGCTTGGAACACCAACATGTAGTTGAATGTACCAGAGATACCCAAGGGCATCGCATCAGAAAAAGAACCTTGACCGAAAGGATATACAAGGAATACAGCAGTCGCAGCAGCAACAGGTGCTGAGTAAGCAACGCAGATCCAAGGGCGCATTCCTAATCGATAGCTAAGTTCCCATTCGCGTCCCATGTAAGCAAAGATGCCAATGAGGAAGTGGAATACGACGAGTTGGAACGGCCCGCCGTTGTAGAGCCATTCATCAAGGGAAGCAGCTTCCCAAATTGGATAGAAATGTAATCCGATTGCATTTGAGGAGGGGACAACCGCTCCTGAGATAATGTTATTTCCATAAAGTAAAGAGCCAGATACAGGCTCGCGGATCCCATCTATATCGACAGGGGGAGCACCAATAAAAGCAATGGTAAAGCAGGCGGCAGCAGCAAGAAGTGTTGGTATCATTAGAACCCCAAACCAACCGATGTATAACCGATTTTCAGTTGAAGTTACCCAACGGCAAAATTGTTGCCAGGGATTTGTTTGTCTTTGTAAGGCAATTGAAGCAGTCACTTGATAAAGGGTAGGTATGAGTTCGGGGGACGAACGGGTTGTGTTATTCCTACATCACCCTCAGATGTAGGTATTAGAGATGATTTACTTCCGGTGATCTCGGTTTCAGAAGTGTAAGGAATCGTAAAGTTTTATCTTTGTTTCCTGACTTATTCAGTATAGCCTGTTTAAACAGAAGTCGTGTTGGCAGCTGCGCCAAGGCCGAATATAAAGAAACAGGAAAAAAATTATTGTTTATTGCAGAAATTATCTGCACTTTCTAGAAATTTCCATAAGTCGTCAGTGTATGCAGGGGGTTTTTGTTCTGCTACCGTTGGTACAAAATCACGTACAGAACGAGCAAAATCCAGCACACCCTGCTCACTGAACTGCACACAGCTACTGAATGCCGTGGCGTGTTCGTACATGAGGTCCATGATTTCTTCGTCAGTCATGTTGCTTGGTTTTGAGGGCACACCAATTTATACAGGTAGATGGGTTTTGTAAAGAGCTTCTTCTTAATAAGATTATTTAAGACATAAACAAACATTTGTTACAATTAAGTTAACAGTTGCTCGTGCGGTCATGCCTAACTGGCTTTGGCGTTCAATACTTGCCACAGCAACTTCGATCATGTTGCTTACTGTTGCTCAATGGGCAGCCTGTAGGTTTTATGTTTTTCCGATAGCATGGCCTTGGTATTCTAGATACGTTGGTACTCCTGAAGGTAAAGCTATTGAAGCTCAGCCAACGTGTGCAGATAGTGACAGCAGGGCCATAACATCTATGATGGCTGTATTAACAACATTAATAAGTCTTAGTCGTAAGGCTGATTAACCCTATTTAATAAGTCAACAATGAAAATTAAAACCCGCGTAGTTCTTGAAGATGTTATAGATAGGGGCATTCGAGACGGTTATCGCCGTGCCTATAAACATACCGAAAATCCGAGTGAGGAAACGATTCACACGGCAGTAGAAAATGCCATTTGGCTTGAACTTGACAGGATTTTCTGTTTTGATGATGAATACATTGCTTAACAAACTTACAAAACAGGCATTTCATACTCTTGAGTAACGTTTACATAATGCTTCCAAATAACTTCCGAACTGTTACCTGCCCAGTTTGCAACTTGTGCTACCGGAATCTGAGCTTCAATCCACCGGCTAATTGCCGTGTGCCGTAAGTCATATGGTCTATACCTGTTTTGAATAAGTTTTTCTTCATGTAACTCTTTCATTCGATCATAAAAATAACTTTGAAACGCATATCTATTCCAAGGGAAAATATATTCATTGGTTTTAGATACAGCTTCCATGATTTCTTGGCACCTATTATTTAAAGGAACCCACCGTTTTCTATTTGTTTTTGTTGAATTTTTATACCCATGAGTAAGAGTATAGTTACTATGTACAAGGATTTTATTTTCTTTTATATCTTCCCATTTAAGTGCACGCACTTCGCCAGTACGCATTGCAGTTTGCAACATAAACTCAGAATAAAATGCCCAGTTAGCCCCGTTACGGGCTTGTTTTGATCCAAGTGCTTTCAGAACTAACTCTGTTTCTTGCCGTGGAATTACAATAATATCTACATCTTCCTGCGGTGGTTTTGGCATTTTAAAACTAATAATTGGGTTCTTATCAATTAACCTGACATCTTCACTAGACGCCCAACGATATAACGATTTTATGTACATTGTTACACGCCGACTAGATTTAACAGGTTTTTGACTTAATATCCACGTTAATATTTTTCTCCCTTCATTCAAATCTGTAATTGGACATTTGTTTAACCAGTTACCTACCTGCCTGTAGTCTGCAATTAAACTGGTCGGGCATAGAGCAATAGCTCTTTCAGCCTTGAATTGCTCCCAGGCTTCAAGTAGTGTTGTCATTGGCTGGAATTTTGTTGGCTCAGCTTAGCATAAAATCGGTTAATGTGCCAGGATGGCTTCGGTTTCCTACGCCACAGGGGCTAAGAAGGCTTACAATGATTAAAAACCTGAAGCATAATGTTTCTTTTAAACGGTAAGCCTATATCTCCAGATTCTCCGTTTGTGACGCCGGATGGGACCCAGTACCCTTCAAACTGGATCCGATTTGCTTCCCCCGAAGACCGCAAAGCAATCGGAATTACTGAAGTTCCTGATCCCCCTTACTATGATCAACGGTTTTATTGGGCACCAGGAATACCTAAAGACCACGACCAGTTGGTTACTCAGTGGGTGGATCAAACCAGGTATACTGCTAATACGTTACTCAGTCCGACAGACTGGATGATTGTCCGCTCTGTTGATAACGGAAAGGAAACAGACCCGACCGTTAAAACCTGGAGGGAAAACATACGTACCGCATCAGGGCTTAAAGTTTCAAAAATTAAAGCTACAAAAACAACAGATGATTTAGCTAATTTTGTTACCTCTTCTGAGTATTCTTCTTGGCCTGTGCAGAGTGCTAGTGACAACTTAGTTACGTCAGATACAGTGATTGGTTCTGGTACAACGGATTACTTTACCGGTTCTGGCGGTATAGATTATCTTTCATTTAATTCAGGCACAACGACTTCTGGTATAGTTTAGTATTAACACTTGCCACCACTGTGAAAACATCTGCACAAGGCTTAAAATTAATAAAAGAATTTGAAGGCCTCAGGCTTACTGCTTATTACGACGTGGTTGGCGTGTTAACAATAGGATATGGCCACACAGGAGATGATGTATACGTTGGCCAAACTATTACAGAACAACAGGCTGAACAATTACTTCAAAAAGATTTAAATACTTTTGAACAAGCGGTAAATAAATTAATTTCAATAAATTTAAATCAGAATCAATTCGATGCACTTGTAAGTTTTACTTATAATGTTGGAGCCGGTGCGTTAGGTGAATCTACTTTGCGCAAACGTTTAAATAGCGGAGAGAACACCAATATTGCAGCAACACAGGAATTAGTAAAATGGACAAAAGGCGGTGATGGTCAGAGTATAGCCGGATTAATAAGGCGCCGAACAGAAGAAATTAAGTTATTCTGTTCTGTTAATAACCAAGAAAAGGAAGTGAAAACAATCAGTGTCACTTCTCTTCAGCAAACCTGGTTTAAGAAAGAGCCGAGGCCTGCAGATGAACTTGCTAATGATAGTAAAGCAAAGGTTTATCAGGGGCGCACTTACCCAGGTAATCAGATTTTAGAAAAAAAAGACAAACATACCTTGCTAGAAATGGGAAACAAAATGGGTAGATGGTGGATTTACGATGACCATTGGAGTGGATTAACACCAAAGCTAAATCCTTATGCACAGGACGGAGATTTACGTTATCTACGTAACTTTCCTTTCTTTGATCAAAAAGATAACGGTCCTGAAGGCTGGCGTCAGTGTCAGACAAGTTCAATTGCAATGTGTTTAAAATACCTTAATGTTAAAGGAATAAAAGATGATACAGATTATTTTAAAGTTGTTGACCGTTTTGGTGATACAACTACTAGGGACGCGCACTATAAAGCGTTAGAAGCTCTTAATGTATCTGCAAAATTTTATACGAACTTAGAAGAACAGGATATTAAAGATCAGATTGATAAAGGTAAGCCCGTTGCTGTTGGTATACTTCATCACGGCACTGTAGACGCCCCCCGTGGCGGCGGACATTTCATAACCATCTCGGGTTATAGCAATAATTACTGGCTGGTTCAGGACCCATATGGAGACCTCGATTTGGTTAACGGTATATGGGAAAACCAGTCTCCTGGAGCAGGTAAGAACCGACACTATAGCTTTAAAAATTTAAACCCACGTTTGTTTTACGGCGGCTGCGCTAACGGTTGGGGTTGGATTATTAAGGGGCCCAAGGGTTGACCTTGCATTTAATTAAGAATCTGTTAGTATCTAAGTAGTTATCTTAGTCTGATGATTGAAAACGTGTTAGAACTTGAGAAAGGATTGCAGGAACAGCTAAAGTCGCTAACGTCAGAAATTAGAACAGCAGAGGCCAATTTAATTTCCAGTAAAGAGGGTTATTTAAAAGTTCAGGGGGCTTTAGAAGTTCTTAATATTTTAAAACAACAACTAGAGGAAAAAGCCAACAAACAAATTCTAGAGGCATGTCAAATTATGAGTCCAGATTAACGATACCGGTGTAGTTTACATTACACCTTGTATTTTATTGTTAGTACGTATACAGATGTATGCGCCATATCTTTTATTTAGAAGCATGAGCGTACCGTGTTTCACACTGAGAACGAATTCTTAGCTGAACTAATTGTTCTTACTCCAAAACTTGCTCGAAAAAAATTCCGTCAAAGTATTTTTGAGGCGTGGAAGTGGAACTGCGCTTATTGCGAAAAACAACTTTGTCATAATACCGCTACAATTGATCACATTGTTCCAAAACATAAGGGCGGACACAACTCAAGAAACAATCTTGCTTGTTGTTGCTGTTCTTGTAACTCCTCTAAGGGATCTCAAAAACTTGATTTATGGTATACGGACAGTAATCCTAAATACACTAAAGAAAGGGCTGATAAGATTAAAGAATGGACAGAGCAGAAACCAAAGTCCTTAAACCTAGCCGCCGCTCATCAGGCTATTCCGTATATTTGTGAGGATGCATATGTTGGATGGATCGCAACCTGATAGACAACAGACAGAAATGTTACCATCTGAGTTTCTTGCTGGCTATGTTCAAAAGTTAAATTCTTACAGGCGGCCAGACCCATTTGAAATTGCGGATAAGGGCGCTGTACCTCAGGATGTAGCAACTAATTTAGCTGGGCGAATGTAGGTATGGCAGACCACGCTAAAGCTAAGCGTTTATCAAAAGAGCACATGAAGTGCAATAAGCCCCAACGTGCCCCAGCTGGCGATACCCATAAATGGGTTGTTAAGTCTTGTCACGACGGGAAAGAGTCTATAGTGCGTTATGGGCGTAGAGGTTACGAAGACTACACCCAACACGGAGATAAAGAACGCAGGAAAAATTTCAGGGCTAGAATGGGATGTGATAAGCCCATGGATAAAAATACGCCTAAATACTGGGCGTGCTCACACCTTTGGTAATTTAGATGGTAAAAGACCTAACCGATAAAAAAACTTCCTGCTACTGCCTCCTGGTGCAGTGCCTAAGGGATTCCGTGAATGTTTACCACCAAACTCAGCTTGTCCATTGGGGACTAATGGGAGGTAAATTCTATGAAATACATTTGTTGACGGAGAAAATATACCGCGAAATGGAGGAAGGCATAGATACAATTGCTGAGCATATTCGTTCTTTAGGTATTGCCACGCCAAAAACAGTAATGGATTTAACATATTCAAATATGCCTGAGTTACCGTTTGAAGATTGTTTTAACCAAGAAAAAATTATTTTCCAAATAGCCGCAAACCACGACACACTTGCTTGTAATTTCAATGATTTGATTACTGAGTCAAATCTTATTGGGGACCAATTAACTTTAGATCTTGGGGTTGAACGTGCCAGGGTACATAAAAAAAATCAGTGGCTGCTAAAATCTAATTTAGATTATAAAAAATAAAGTCATGAGCTTTGATCCTAGTTTTATTGATAGCGTATTTTTTAACTCAGGAGCACTTTCGGCAGCGGGTGCAACAGCAACCTTTCAAGTTGCAGAGCAGAATATATCATCTTTAACTGACTTTTTAATTCAAGTTACTACTGCATCAATCCCCGTTGGTGGTAATGTTGTTTTTAAAATAGAAGGCAGTTTAGATGGAACGAATTACTTTAATTTAAATACGGCAGGCAACACTACTGTCGCCAGTAATGGCACAACTTTTGTAAGTTACTCTAATATGCCATTAAAATATATCCGTTGTAATTTAGTTTCATTTTCATCAGGCTCGCCAACCGCTTCTTTTGTTATTGGCGCTAAATAAGTCATGAGTTATTTTGAAGGTTATCAGCAAACAGTATTTTTTGATTTCCCACAACTTTCTGACCTTGGTGTTACTGATGCTGTTGATGTTTATATTGTAAATTACTTATCTACACGTAACTATACATTTATTGTTAAAGTTGAAAATATACATACCCACGTTGACGTTAATTTAGAGGGTAGTCTTGACGGTATAAATTTCGGTGTAATGCGTACTGAAAAAATCACCGCAGATGGTACCTATGCATATAATGTCAGTGGGTTCCCGGTAAAAAAAATACGTGCTAATTTTTTCCATGAGTCCGGCGGTAGTTCTGCAACAGTTAAATTTAATATTGCAGCCAATTAAATTAATGGCCAAGACCTGAACCACTTAGTAATTACATATTTATTGTTGCTTACTGGTGGCAATGCCTCGTGAAGTGTTTTATAATTAGGCATACCGTTTCTATATAGATTATTCCAAATAACAGCCGTTCCTTTTTCAGGTTTAACCTTTAGTTTTAGATGTTTAAAATAAGTTTCTCCACCTTCTTCTACATCGTTCAAATAACACATAACAGTCCAGGTTCTTTGTCCCATCCATTCTGTATATATAGAAAACTCTTTTGTTCTGGGATGAAAGAAATCATGATGCTCCTTGTAATATTCACCGGGTAAATAGCTTTGCCCTTGCAGTGTTTCGCCGGTAAATGGTTCTAGATCCATAAATTGACAGATTTTCCAATCCAACGCATTTAAAAATGGTGAATAAAAATAATGCAGATCAGTTGTCTTACTTGTTCTATAGTCAGACGTAACAGCTTGATCACTTGGATCAGCAACCGTAGAGGGTCTTGACCTTGCGTTAATTACTTCTATTAGTTGCTTGCACGTTGCTGACGATAAAAAATTCTTATGTATAAAAATTTGAGTGAAGGGGAATTTTATATTTTGTTTTATTTTTGTTATTGGTCGATTAAAAAATAAATTATAATCAATTTTTTTGGGTTTTTTATTGAAAGAACAAGCATTTATAAGCTCTTCAATATTTTTATCGGTATATTTATATTTTTCTTTAAAGTGACGAATCACCTGTGTTTTACTTACACCGGCGATAGCCGCCTTTATGAACTCAGTTGTAACGGTACTATTAATCACTGTGTCCTGAGTGTAGGGTTGTTTAAAATATAGTAGTTTAAAAGCAGGTTTGCAAGTGTTTGCTCTTATCCTTTTATCGGGATTAATCTTTGGAAGCACCTATGCTTTAGGCACAATATGTCTAAACAAGCAGTGGACCAAAAATGGATTCCGTTCTTGCCAAACAAGTGTAGAGCGCCTTGGTAAATATAAGTCGTTAACAAGACTGAACTCTGGGTTATCCTAAAAAACAAGCGACAAAGCAACTTAGAACTGCTAAAATAACAGTATAAGTTGGAGAGCCGATGGACACTAACGCCTTAGAGCTACCAGTGGACGCACAGTTTGCTCTACATGCTGCTGCGCTAAGCTTAAAACAACTTGACAGAGATGAACTAGAAGAAGCGTTTATCGACATGCTCCATCAAAAAATGATGGACAAACAGTTGTTCTTTGGTATTATGAAAGAACATGGCATAGACGCTGAAATTAAGTTTAACTACTTGACAAAAAGCCAACTCTCCTAATTACCATGCCTACTAGAACAATCAAAGGTACCCTTGACAATTTCTTTGTTGATGCTGGAAGTGAAGTTACTTACCAAGGAACAACTTCCGCGTCCTCCACACCTGGCCTAAACATTAGAGGCTTTCGCGTTAACCCTGCTAGTACCGGTAGTCTAATAGTTACGTTAGACAGAAGTAATGGTGTCAATACCATGGAAATCTTTCAAGAAGACGTTTATAACGGCTCTACTGCACCTTCTGGGTATAAAACTTTTGCTAACATAGCGAAAGATGGGCGCAGCAAAGGAGTAGTTGCTGTTACCGTAACAGATGCAACAAAAAACTACATTGTCCTCCTGGAGCTAGATGGGTATTCAGAAGTCGCTTACAACGGTAGCGTTGTTGTCCCATAAGGAAACTTTACCTTTATTTTTTAATCAGGACGGAATAAAATTAATACAATTATATACAACGCCAAGAATTTACTTAGGTTCTGGACGTTTTGGCTGCTATAAAGAAGAGGGAGCTGATCACTACAAAATTGGTTACGGGAGTGAGAAAATTAAAAATCGTGCAGTTAACTGGCACACTAAAGCTACAATAAAAGAAGTAAACAATCAATTAATAGAAGACCTCAAACCTTTTGCCGAGAAGGTGCAGGCTTATGTACTTGTAAGTTTAAATAATAAAAAAAGAGCTGCACTATTAAGCTATGCTCATAGCGTAGGCCTAGCTGCTTTTAAAGAATCTTATTTACTTGAGTTAATAAATTCTTACGCCAGTAAGAATTTGATTATTAAGGAATGGAGTCCACTAATAAATTCAATTTATTTTGGCGCTGATAATAAGTTAAAAGAACGCCGCCGCGTGGAACTAAACATGTACATGGCACCTGATAAAGAGGTACCCTTATTTTTTGAACATAAATGCAAACTTAATCAATGCCTTCTAAACATAGGAGAAAGTTATTTAGGTACGCCAAACCAAGTAAAAGCAGTTGAATATCTAGAACGCAAATTACTTGAATTTGATCCATCCCAAGAAACTTTGCGACGTTTCTGGCGTTACTGGAATCAAGAACAGGGTTGCCTTGGCTCTAATAAAACTATTTAATTATTTTCATGAGAAGCAATAAGCCTATCTAAATACCACCGGCTTTTTTTTAGATCTTCTAAAGTATTGTTTTTGTGGTCAGCACGCCACACATACTTTATTACATTGCCTTGACAGTAGCCACGAAATTTTTCGGTTCCTAATGCCGCTTTAATTGCTTCTATACATTCTATATCTTCATTTTTTGTATAATGCGCTGGTGCGTAAACGTTATCCGAAACGCCTTCGCTTAACTTATTTGAAATTAAGTTAGCTGTAGAAAAGGTATTTTTAGCTTCTGTCTCCCAGTTGTCGTCTGCATACCAATCAAAACTACCAGTGGGAAAATTACAACCTGGATTGGCAGAGTCAAAAGAGATAGTATCCTCACCTGGGGTAGACTGAAAAGTAATCACGGCAGTAAGTGCATCTGCCCAAATACTAGCATGAAATTAGAAACAAGTCAGGATTATGATGTTGATAATCGGTTCGAGGAAACTGATGGCCCCAACGGTTCAAGTGTATCCGACAATACTTCTGGTAAAAGATTTTTAACTAGATATATAAACAATTCAAAAGATTTAATTAGGCAAAATACTGCCTCAGATGGTCAAGATGAGGATAGGTTTATCATGTCTGGGCCGGGTGACACTACCTATGGATTTAGAAATGCGTTTCGCGCCAGCTTGTTTAACAGATGATTTTACCTATATTAGAAAAAATTTGTTGGAACCTTTCAATTTGATTAAAACCTAAATCCGTTCTAGGCAAGTAAACAAAAAACCCCCACGTGAATGGGGCGCCTAAGACCTTCATAAATTTACCGTGTATTAGCCTTGCTCTATCTTTTGGTATACACACTGGATAGTCCCATATCTCCGGGCAGCTTCTTAATATTTCATGGCTAGTAGAAAAAAATAAAGCTTCTGAAACATTACGAAGTTTCCATTCTTTTTCTAATCTTTTAAACCAAATAGAAGAGGGAGACTTACCGGTGTGACCTCCTTTCAATCCCCACCTCCATGTACCACGTTGTTTATTAAATGAGCAACGTCCGTATGTAGGGGGGAATAGATATGTTTTTCCTAACCACTGTTCATGAGTATTTAAACCATCTTCTTTTAATGTGTAAATCTTTTTTGCACGTAAATATTCTTTATTAGCGTGTTCTGTTGTGCATGGGTCCAAGTCAATGTCACCGAGTAAAGCATATATATAAGGTAAGTATTCAACAGGAGTTAACCAGTCCTCCTCAATTCGTAAAATTCTTGTAAGAAATAAATGGCGAGGTAGGTTTTTGTAATAACTCATGTGGGGACAAGATTGGCAACACCTTTTTCACGTTTATAATGAAGCAATGACATGTGTTGCGGATCTTGAATAATAAATAAAGCTTCTTTTTCTAAGTCAAGTGCCTCAGCTTTAACAATAGCTTTACGCATTATCTCGGCAACTCCATCCATATCTTTTGACTGGAAATCTTCTCTGGCAGCAATTAATGCTGCAACAGACATGTAAAACATTGAATCTTTTTCTTCTTTGGCTGTTGGAACATAAA